AGTTGTCAAATCTCTATCCTTTGCATCTTGAAAGAAAGACACAGTTTCATTGAAACCAAAGTCATCATCTGAGTCAGCAGTGATTGGGTCTGGGGTAACTGTATATCTCTGTTCCCTCTTTGGTGCTTGGTCTTGTAGATTTGCATATTGATCAACTTGTACAGTCTTGATAACTTTTGCAGAAGTGACAGGGCCATATAGATAAAACTTTGCAGTGAACGCCAATGTGTATATAATCGCTCTTCTCTCTGCGTAATCCCCACGATAACTATCCTCGTAACTTATACTGTTCAGAACTATAGGAACATCTCTTTTGACACCCATGTCTGCCATGTCATTGATTGTAAGTGTATAGTCTGGTTGAAAGAATGGAAGTATCTGTTCGACTATCTGTAATGCGTCATCTGAGTTTTTTGCCATCGCATATAGTTCCATGTCAAGATTGTATGGGACGGGCATAAACTGTGAGTCTAGTTTGTTTGAGTCATCAGAAGAACTTTTAACTTTCTTAAACTTCTGCACACGATTTAGTTTTCTTGCTGGGTCATAAGATAAGTTCTGTATCTCAAACCCCAATCGTGGTAGTGTAATCGCAACCTTTGTGTTTAGGCTTGCGTCTGCATCTAATCTAGATAACCACTTTTGTTTTGGGCCGTATGCAAGAGGTACTTTCATTGTCTGAACGATTGCACCTGTATTATTTTTTCTTACTAAGTTTATATTATTAAATAGTGTACCAAAAGAGATGATGACTTTTCGCATTGTCTCATGGTAAAATTGTTGTCCTAACATTATTTACTCCCAGCATCACCAAATGGGTTAGTCTCTGAAAAATCAAGAACATCATCATCCAATTGGTCAAATAGTTCATTTTGTGCAGACTTATCTAAGTCTGTGGTCGTTGTACTTGCGTCACCTACTATATAGGTTTCTTGTAACAAGTATGATTTGTCACCACTATCTGCTGAGTTTTCAAGTATTATATTTTCTCCAGCAGAAGTTGTTTCATCTTCCATAATTATTTGATCTCCGTCAGTTTCTTCAAGTAACACACCAAAGGTGTTAACAGTATCATTGATCTCAAGACCTTCATTATAAGTAGAGGATTGTTCTAATGTAAACTGATATTCTCCAGTATCGGCAGATAGATTTG